ATAACGTAGTAGAGGTATATTGTAGTAAATAGGTAGTAAAGGCTATTATTATATGATATGCGACATAATGTGCATAAGGGTAAACGAGGTAAAAGAGGATGCGATGAACAGTCCATCACTATCACCCCCCACAACTAACTGTGAATGAGCAACAAAGAAGCAAAACAGAAACAACAAACTACCCGAAGGTAGCCTGTTGCCTGTGTACTGTAGACCTACATGGTATGTACCACGTTGTCTTGGTTGCTGTTCACGAAGCATCCGTTCTCAACACCACCGATGACCTTACCTTCTGCATCAACAGCAGCCTTATCGTCCTCATACAGGAAGTCGATAGTCTTGGTAACGTCGAGGTCACCCTGAACACGGTAGTTCTTACCAGCAGCACTGGCAAAGAGCTTAGATGTCTTAGGGTTCTTAACGATGCTGATTGATGTGGCATTCGCCTCAGCTTTGAACTCATCAATAGAAAGATTGCGTAACATAGTTTCTAGTATTTAATGAATATAATTAAGTGTACGGGCATAAGCCCAATCGCAAAACTTAGTGCGGGTTAACGTTAAGGTAAGGTATACTTTCGAAACAATATAAAAAATTTTTAACTTTCTAGAAAAAATAGTATTTATTTCAGTTAATCATCATTTATAACTACTTTCAGGAATATTTTACTTAACTTGTCTCCTATGAAAGAACTTATTAAATATCATGGAGTAAAATGGATAATGCTTTTAGTGACTATTGGATTGTTTACATGGGATCGTGTATTAGGTGTAACCTCTGATGATTCAAAAGCTAGTTGGTTTTTAGCACTGCTTATACTCTTTCAGATAAGAGGTATCCTTTGGGAAGAATCATATCGAAAAAGAATACGAAAGTTAGAAGAAGAAATAAAATAGATAATATTTTGTAACTTACCACACATGAGATTGGTCGTTATAATATTATACGGAATACTCATCGTAATATATTTAATTATATTTAAAAGGAAGAAATGACATTACATTGTGAAAGGTGCAAAAAGAATACATTACATAGGAAAGTGACAGAAGTGAGTCAGCCTAATGATCCATTTACGTATTTAGCGTGTTATGATTGTGGAGAGATTCACCCTCAGAGTTTTACGAAACCTCAAGTGAAGTGATACTTGAACACAAAAAGAAAAGTACCAAAAGAAAAAAAGTAGGTGATCTCATAATTAATATGAGTTCGCTGTGCTCAGTAATGGCGAAGTTATAATAAATTTCTGACATTATCACCATAATTCCTATTTATTTTGCCTTTCTTAGAAAATTGATTACCTTTGTTGAAACACTTAACAAATAAATATTATGGGATTAACTAAATTACAAGAATTTACGAATAGAGAGTATGAGTATGCAACACCAGATGATACTTTTCTAGCAAGAGGTTTTCACCTTAATGATATTAATGATAATCTCAGTTTGGTAATTGATGCAGTAGACACTCTTGTAGCAGCAGGAGGAAGTTATACTTTTGAAAACGCAATTACTGAAGCAGGTGGTATTGTTACGTTAGGTGGTGCAATGACTCAGCAAACTGATATTACAGGTGCATATCAGATGAACATAGGAACTACTGTATCATTTGTACACAGTGTTAATATGAGAGCTACTAATGGAATAGGTTTATATGTTACTGGTGGAGCTGTTGGATTATCATATGTAGTTGGTGGAACAGTAAGAGGACTCTCCTTTAGTGCAGCAGGTATGGTAATTACTGATAGTGTAGATTCTATTGGTCTGGTATATGCAAGTGACTATTCTACTGCTGGTGTAGGAAGTGATCGCTGGATACCGGATTATGGAGCAGTGAAAGCCTACGCAGATGCCGCAGGATCAGTGTCAGTAGATAATCAAGCTAATAACAGAGTGTTAACAAGCACTGCTGTTACAGACACTCTCAATGCAGAGCAGTATATGACCTTTGATGGAACTACTTTAACATTAGGTAATGCTTCTGCAATTGCTGTAGATACTTTAGGAGAAAGTACAGGAGCAGCAGGAGTAACGATTAATGATGAGATTTATCTTCCAAATATTACAGGATCAGGAACAGGTACTTCAATTGTTCTCTTTAATCGAAGTACTGGGGAACTTACATATGGAGATGCTCCTTCTGGTGGAGGAATGATATATCCAGCAGCAGGTATTGCTTTATCTACAGGAAGTGGATGGGACGGTACTTCTGTTGTTAATAATTCAGCTAACTGGAACACCGCATACGGGTGGGGCGATCACTCAGGCGTATATGACACCACAGGAACAGCTTCAGGTTTAGTAGGAACACATGAATCTAATTATAACCACGCACAGTATAATACAGCTTACTCTCATATATCACTTACGAATAATCCACACTCAGTAGACGCAACAGATATACTTCCTTCTCAGAGTGGACATACAGGAGAGTATTTAACCACTGACGGTTCTGTATTGTCTTGGGGTGCTGGTGCTACTGGAGTAACGAGTGTATCAGGTGGAACAGGAATCTTTTCTTCAGGAGGTGCTACTCCGACTGTATATCTAACAGTTGATGAACTAGCAGAGAAGTCAGGGGCAGTTGTAGGTACAGATAGATTAGTTGGTACAACAGGTACGGTTAATTGGGCTGAGACAATATCAAATATTCCTTTAAGTATATTTAGTGGTGGTATGGATGTAGCTAGTGGTGGAACTGGTTTATCAACGATAGGAGTAAACTACATGCTTACAGGTAATGGAACTTCTGCTATGACTGCTGAAGCTAATTGTCAATTTAATGGTTCTACGTTATCAGTTACAGGTGCAATAACCGTAACTGGTGAAGTAACTGCATATGCATAATAAATATTAATTAATATAAGTCTAAATGGCACTTCCAACTACATTTTTAACAACAACTGCTATTGGCACTGCTTTGAGTAATGCTAGTAGAGATTTAAAAACACTATGTACCGATTCAAATGTTAATCCTTGGTCAAGGTATAAGCCGGGATATTTAGAGTCTGATGGAAGTGCAGACAGGTTTATAGTGTATCAAGAACCTCAAGGTTTAGGTTTTACAGACCCAAGAGGATATAATACAGATTCTCAATCAAGTATAGAAGGTTTTAGATTAGGAGATTTCAGAGGATATAATCATTCTGCTCTTGCTCCTTATGTTACTTTTTCTGGTGTAACTATTGAATATGGTTCTGGAACTGGAATTGCTACTGGATTGTCAATTCCATTTTATGCTCAAGAAGTTGAATGGTCAGATGCAGGAGTATATAGAGAAACTAATAATTGGGCTGGATTTACTCACGTTCTTGCATTAGACGATGATGATGGTAATGCTATCATAGGATCAGCAGAAATACCAGCTATTGATGGAAATGTTGATATTGATTTAGATGATATTACATTAACTCCCGGTGTAACCGTTACTAAAAATATTCACATAGCTCTTGGAGTTGATGCAACTCACTGGTCTGTTAAACTTGGTACTAACTATGGTGCTGGTGGGATTGGACAAGTTAAAGTATTAGAGTTACTGGAAAGAGCACAGACGGATGCAGATTGGACTGACGCTGGAAGTACAAATATAACAGGTGGAGCTAATGATCCTTATACTGATGTTACTATACCGGGAGGACAAAGTAAATCGTTCTCAGGGTCTAATGTTGCTATATGGCAATTTGATGGTGCTCATCCCTCATTTAGATGTGCTCATGCAGGAGGAACTGATGATTATACAAGAATGAACGCTGATTGGCTTATCAAAGGATTCAAAGATGAACCATCTGCTGAGTATATTGTTCAAACTGCACAAATATATGGTAACTCAGGAAATACTACTGTAACTCTACCCGGAGGTGGTTTAGCACGATCTGGTGGTGGAGACAACTCACCAAATCAGTTTACTGATGGTGATGATATAACTTTAATATTTAAAAATATAACTATAGTATTTTAATTGGATATTAAAAATAAATGATTATCTTTACAAGTAATCGTGCGTACTTTTGTTTTAGTTAAACAACCCTCTCTCCGAAACCCCCCTGTGCTGACATAACGCAGGGGGGTTTCAACTTTTTATAGTTTTTATTGTGTAGTCTAATAAAAAGTATTATCTTTACATACATGGAGAAAGTAGTAAGATTAATCAACATCCTTGATGAGAAGACCGTAGACAAGTTAGTTCTGCTAGACAGGCTAGTAAAGTTCTATGTCCAGTTCCTCAAGAAGTGGAGGAAAGCAGAAGTTACCTCCAATGGAACTCTTGTACGAGTGAAGTTCGCTTACTTAGATAAGTATGAGCGTGAGACTCACACTGAGAGAGAGTTTCCTATGAAGGATATTGAGAAGCGGATCAGCTCTTATAAAGGAAAGATCAAGAGAGAGTTTAATCAACGTCACGAGAACGAGCGTGTTCAGAGAGCTAAGACGCTTCGTAGGTGGCAAAACATTATAAAAGAAATGAGAAAAGATGCCGACGTTTAGATGCGACAACGATGACTGTCCTCAGTTTGGAGGCACAGAGTTAATTCCTCATGTAAAATTTGTTTGGAATGAAACTATTAACAAGCTTGAAGCCAAGGAAGCAGAATGTCCTAATTGTGGACGACAGAGGGAGACAGTTAGGGAAGATGGTCCAATACAAATTCCTTGGTTTAAACCTGAGAATGCGAAGAACCATAACAACAAAACAATTAAAAAGTATGACTATGACCATGACGCAGCTAAGTCAACGACAGTTGACATATCTGGAAAGACTCTATGAGAGATACCTGAAAATGGTAAGAGCAGAATTAAAAGTAAGGAGAGCTAAACACGGCTCTAGTATTAAAACTTATAAAACTATAACGAGATGAGCGGAAAAGAAGAAGTAGACAAGTTACTTGCACAAGGACCAGTAGACGACGGTGCTAATGAGGCTATGGAGAAGATCGAACACGATCTCTTAATGAAAAAATCACCATTGACTGAAGCTCAACAACTTAGACAAGAGAAGATTAATCGTAAACAAGCAGCAGATGATCTTGCTGATTATATGAAGCGGTTACGCAAGTCTAATGAGATGAAGACTCTTCAGGTAGAAGAACTTAAAATTGGTATTGAGTATTATAATGCCAAGATGGAATTTAGGAAACTGAAACCCAAGATGGATGAACTTGATGCTGTCGAAGAGGCTGAAGCAAAGGAACAACAGAAGGTACAACGAGAAGCGTATGAGGCTCAGTTGAAGGAGCAAGAGAAAGAAAAGAAACCTTCGATTATTCAATCGGGAGGTGGAATGCCCAGAAGTAAGTAAAAATTATGTATCTTTACAAGATGAAAAGAATTGAGACAAGGGATAACGAGTTTTTGATGCAGTTTCGAGACACGCTTCGAGACTCGTTCCCCCATGCTCTCGATTTAACAGTAGACTATTACGTAGGAGAAGATAAAGGCGTTAGAGGACTGTACTTTACAATTACATCAAAATTCGGTATGCTTTATAATAAGCATGTGAAACTGAAGAATGGTGAGACAGTTTATGATGTCGAGGAGCCTTTTATGGATAAAGTCATTAATGACTTCGTTCTGCAAGGAATATCTTTTCTCAACCTCTTAGCTTTCGACAGCGTTAATCCTGAGAAAGTTGTAAAAGAGATTGAAGCTGTTCCATTCAGGAATAGTGCTCCCCGTAGACTCATATACCAAAACTAATGAAGAAAGCAGTATCATTTAATGTTGACACAAACCCGGAGAAATACTTTCATCAACTCGTTGAGATATTGAGAGTGTTTCCTCCGTTTAGTCAACTACGTAAAAGGCAGCGAGAAGTGTTTGCCGAAATATTGTATCAACTTTACAACTACCGTGAAGAGACAGAAGCAGTTAGAGAACGTCTTGTCTTCGACTATAAGACGAAGGAAGAGATCGCTACCAGACTCAGTATCTCAAAAGGGAATCTATACAATATATATAAGGAGCTTAGACAACTTAATTTGTTAACGAAAGATGGAATTAATGAAAAATTCGCAATCGGGTACATGCAGTATCCCGCTATCACGTTTAAGTTTACAGAAAAAAGTTAACCATTAAACACACAATAAATATGAAAGTAGTACATCAATATGACAAAGAATCAGGAGAGTATCTTGATTCATTCATTAGCGCAGTAGATGCAGCAAATGAAACAAGAGCAGATCAATCTCACATCAGGAAGTGTGCTCTTGGACAAAGAAATATAGCAGGTGGCTTTAAATGGAGTTATGAGAAAGCCGACAATATTGCTGAAACTGATGTAACACGTATGTACGCATTACAAAGAGGAATTGATCCTGATACGATAATCAGGACGAGAGTATCAGAAGGCACAAATGGATCAGATCGAATTACAATCGAAACCAAACCAAAGCCTCCTAAAAGATCAATAGCGGAGTTAGGAGTAGAGGACTTCCAGAAGAAACAGAAAGCTCTACAGCGCAAGACTGACGAGAACAACGTTATCAAGAAACACTTCAGGGAATATGGACGAGTCGAGAATGCACTCACAGCTCTGAACGAAGCTCTAAACGAGCAACTTACCAATCAAACATTCAAACCCTTTACGTATGAGCACCCAGACAAGAAAGGAACTGTACTGGTAGTACAGGTTACAGACTTGCACCTCAACGAACTTGTGGAGATGCCTGATAACGAGTATGGGTTTAAAGTTGCTGCAAGGCGTTTACAGAAGTACGCCCACACTATTCACCAGATGGCTAAGGTCTATAATGTATCTGATATTGTCGTAGCGTTGACCGGAGACATTATCAATTCTGACCGCAGGTTGGACGAGATGATGCACATGGCAACCAATAGAACCAAGGCTTCTCTGATAGCTACTCAGGTATTATTCCATTTCTTGCAGGATATTAATCGTGCTGCGAACTTGAGTGTTCTAAGTGTGAGTGGTAATGAGTCTAGGATTAAGGATGAATGGGGAATGTCTGAAATGACAATGAGCGACAACTATGACTACCTTGTATATAATATGTTGAAGATGTTGTTTAAGGACGCAAAAGGTGTTACCTTTATAGAAGGTGATCCTGTAGAACAGGTAATGAATGTTAATGGAAGTAATATACTCGTAACTCATGGAATTGGAATCAAGGAAGGACAAGCAGCCATGCAGCAAGTCTTCGGTAAGTATGCCGCTAAAGGGATTCTTCTTGACTATGCTATTTTTGGACATATTCATTTTACTAATATTACTGATATATATAGTCGTAGTGGTAGTCTCATTGGTAACAATGTTTATAGTGATAGGAGTCTCAATCTTATTACGAAAGCGTCGCAGGTCTTACATATCATCGAAACCGACGGGACGATCAATTCGCTCAAGGTTGGATTACAGTATGCGTCAGATTATGAAGGATACGATATTGAAGACGATCTGGAAGCATATAACTCGAAACTTGCCGACAACACAAGGCAGAGAACAACAATAGTTCAAGTAGTAATATAATGGAAGTTGAATTTGCAATAACCAAACGTAAGGCTGAGATAGCTGATACAAGGCGTAAACTAGAACTTGGATTAATAACTTTTGAAGAACATGCAAAGTTTATGTTGGAAGAGAAACCTTTGGATATAAAGTATAATACAAGAACTTCACAAGTGAAACCTCCTAAACTTATAATATAATGAGTAGAAAAATTACAACCATAACGTATACGTATGGTCCAGAGTGGGGAAAGGATATTGAAGGAACGAAAATGACTTTAGTACATAACCCTGCGTTCGATTCATCAATAGAGAATTATGAAAATAATTCAGATTATATTGTAAAGGAAATAGAAATAAACGATTAAAATGGAAAGATGTGATCGCTGTGAATCAGTCGGAAGGAGATCGGAGATAAAGGGAATACCTTATCACCTACAAGGACCAAATGGTATACCAATGACTCTGTGTAACTTATGCTATACTGAGTTTCAAGATGAGGTTGGTGAGATAATGAACTTTAGTAATTATGAGGACGAAGAGGACTAAAGTATATATGGAAGAAACAGCAGACGAACATGGAGTTAAGCAAAGCCAAGTAAAGGAAATCGCTGACTCCATGTTCGAATTTGTTGCTGAAGTAATGTCTGAAGGTGAGCGTAAAAGCCTTAACTTTCCTGAGATACGTCTTATGAAATGGGGAATATTTAAAGTTAAAGAAGGTAGGAGGAAACACTTTGAAAAAATCAATAAAGAAAAAACGAAGTGACTTTGGAGAGCACATGAAGGAGGAAAACATGCATGTTCATAATCCTCCATCATTTCCTGTGGGAATGGGAATAATGCAGCAGATAGAAGAAGCTGATGAGAATAAGGAGTCCTATGAAGGTCTTCCTAATTCTATTGAGGAGTTTATAGAGTTAATTGAAGAAATATACAAAGTGGCTAATAATGAAAAATCTAATAACGCTAGAACAAAACGTTCTCCAAATCGCTCCTGAAGCTTTGGTTATCCAAGAATTTCATAAGATATGGAAGAGGGATAAAACAAAGACTAAAGACAGAGCACTGAGGGAATTAGCTTTCATATATCATACGACTGATTTTCAGTCTATTTATAGAAACTACCATCCTAATCAACGTGATGGTAAGATCAAGATGGACATCTTTAAAGACAAGAAATGGATGCCTGATCCTGATATACTCATCGCTCAGGACAAATATGCACAACTTCAGACTACTCTTTCGATGGAGTTATTGAACGATGCAGAGATGGGACTAACCAAACTTCGAGATTACTTTCGTGAAGCAAGTTTTGAAGACGATGAGAATGGAGTAGCAGCAAAGAACTTCATTGCCAACATCAAAGCGTTGGGTGATGTAGTGAAAGGAATGAAATCTCTACGTGAAGAGGTAGAGAAAGAACTTAGTGATAACATGCAGCTTAGAGGTGCTAAATCAGTAAACCTCAGAGAGTTGCCAAGAGATAGGAGGGGATAATGGTAATAAAAGATTTTAAATTTGATCACATTATTAGAGGTGATGGAGAAAAGATAGTTCATTATCTTAATTTAACTTCGGATGTTATAATCGTAAGAGAGGGAAAAACATATTCAGTTCCTCTTGTTCAAACATATGAATATCCTACGAAGATGTATAATGTAGAAACGCTTGAACTTACTATACTTGGGTATATGCGTTATGCTGAAGAAATATCTAAGAAATGGAAATTAGTAGTAGAAGACATAATTATATTAGATGGAGGAGGAAGAGTAATAACTCAACATCCGTTTGACTTTATAAACAATTTATCATGACATTATATAACTCAAAATGCTCAATGTGTGGAGCTTCGCTTATGACAGGAGATGTGGATGGAATGTGTATTAGTTGTAAAAATGCAGGGTTTGACAAACAGTTTCAGAATAACATGAGTGGGGGATGGATATGTCCGAGATGTGGACAAGTAAATGCACCTTGGAAACCAAAGTGTGACTGTCCTCCACCGAGTATAACGACAACTGATACACAAATTAAAATTGATTTTTAATGAACAGTAGTATATTAGTAGCTAAACCTTGGGAAGGAGTACCTAATCCACTTGCAAATACAGATCAGCCGTATCTAAAGTTTGTGAATACTGCTGTGTTTCAGGAGGATGGTAGATACTTCTTGAGAAACGGCTTTTATACAAGTGCTCCTTTTGGTTCTAAAGATTATAATGATTATTGGGACTTACAGGAAGAGAGAGTTATGAACGGTTATAGTGTTGGTGGTATCAGAGTGACAGGTCGGCACTATTTCTATCTGAACTTCTGTCTGATCAAGGCTAGACCTATTGATCCTAATACGGGTGCAGAAAAGAAGGGAGAGAATCGTAAGATTATTACTTTACCTCGTTTTCTTGATCATAACTACTATTGGTTCAACGAGTTCGAAAAGCATACTGCTGAGGGACCACATGTGGGAAAAGAGAAGAAAGGAATGATTATTGCGAAGAGTCGTCGTAAGGGATTCACATATCAAGTTACAGGTGGAGTTTACTCCTATAATTTCAATTTCATTCCAGCTTCAATGAACATTCTTGCTGCTTATGAAAAAGGACATTATAAGGTTACACTTGATGGTATTCACTTTTCAATCAACCATGTTAATAGAATTACAGATTGGGGAAAGAAGCAAGGTAAACTTTCTAAACGTGACCACTTCCGAGCTTCGTTTGTAATGAAGAATCAAACTACTGGTATTGAAGTTGAAGACGGATACATGTCTGAGATTCAAGCTATTTCATTTAAAGATAATCCTTTTAAGTCTATTGGTGAATCGACAGACGTAATGGGATTTGAGGAAGCTGGTAAGTTTGAACACCTTTTAACTGCTTATACTATCTCTGAATCTACTTTTCGAGATGGAGATATTATAACAGGAACTCCTTTGATATGGGGAACTGGTGGTGACATGGAGAAAGGTACAGCAGATTTTGCTGAAATGTATTATGATCCTGAACCTTATGGACTTGCTTCATATGAGAATATCTATGATGAGAATGCTACAGGAGATTGTGGTTGGTTCGTAGATGATATGTGGTACTATCCCGGTCACGTAACAAAGAAACATTTCATTGTTGACCAATGGGGAAAAGAAATCGAAAAGACTGAAGAATTACCATTCGTTGATGATCAAGGTAATTCTCATCGAGATTTAGCCGAAGAATCACTAGATAATAAGAGAAAGAAAAGACGTAGAGGTTCTCGTGCTGCATACAACAAATTCATCACTCAGCAGCCTAAGACCCCGGCAGAAGCGTTTTTACGTGTACAGGGTACTATGTTCGACACAATACGAGCGTCAGCAAGGCTTGGGATGATCATAACGAATAAGAAAAAGTTTGTTGATAGTATTTATAAGGCGAACTTAACTGTTGATCCAGTAGCACAGCGTATTAAGTTTGAGTATAATCTAACAGGGATTCCTCTTCATGACTTCCCAATCAAGGATACTCATCAAGATGGTATAATTGAAATATATGAAATGCCTCAGAAGGATGGTAATGGTGAAGTACCTTATGGACGTTATATCGCAGGAATTGACCCATATGATGACGACGAATCCTCAACAAACTCTGTCGGTTCTATCCTAGTGTTGGATTTACTTACTGATAGGATTGTTTGTCATTATAAAGGAAGACCATCAGCAGATAGGTTTTTTGAGACCGTGAGAAGAATTTTGAGATTCTATAATGCTGTAGCTAATTATGAACGTAATAAAAAAGGTCTTTACGGATACCTATATAATAAGGGACAATTACATTTGTTATGTGATGAACCTGAAATCCTAAAGGATAAAGGAATTAGTAAGGCTAACACGATTGGTAATAACTCGAAGGGAACATATGCTTCTACACCTGTTATCCTATATGGATTACAGCGATCTGTAGCATGGATGGAAACTCCTGCATATGGTGAAGAAATAGAAGATGAAAATGGTAACATAATGCCATCAGAGATAACAAATCTTGATAAGATCAGGTCGATACCTCTTTTAAAAGAAACGATTGCTTGGAATCCTGATGATAACTTTGATGATATGTCGGCTCTTATCATGTTAATGATTTACCGAGAAGACCGTTTACAGTTCAAAACGCACATGCGAGAGAAGCAAATTGCTCAGGTAACTAACGATCCTTTCTTCGATAGACATGTAGGAGGAGATAGTAAAAGCTATAGCAACAAAACTTACATAGACTTTATTAAAGTAGGTAACACAAAAAATTAGTAATTTTATGGAAACTTTGCAAAGTTAAAATATTATGAGTATAGGACATACACTGAAAAGAACAGCTCATTTCCCTTATCAAAAGAAATCAACTGCTAAGAAGAAGAGACAATTTGCTATTGATTGTATCGAATCGTCTATTGACATGTCATATAATGGTGACACCGATCTAATCAGAAGCAAAAGAGATATGCATGTTAATTATAACTTGCGTATGGACCTTCTTGACGAAAAGGATATGGAACAAGCAGTTAACCCTCATGGAATCAAAGGAGCGAGTTTTCCTGCTAAGATGCAGAATTATCCAATAGCAAATCCAAAGATCGACCTTCTTATTGGAGAGGAATCTAAAAGACGTTTCGATTGGAGAGTTATGGTTGTTAACCCAGATGCGATTTCTAAGAAAGAAGAAAAGCAAAAGGACTTAATGAACCAACTTCTAATGACAGCTATTGAAGATGAGAATTATGATGAGGAGAAGTTAGCTGAAGAGATTCAGAAACTTGAGAAGTGGAGCAAGTATGAAGTTCAAGACTTACGTGAACGTAGAGCTACTCAATACTTACAATACTTATGGAAAGAGCAAGACTTGAAGATGAAGTTCAACAGAGGCTTCGAGGATGCACTTGTCGCAGGAATGGAAGTCTACAACGTAGACGTAGTAGGAGGAGAACCTGTTGTAAGAAAATGCGATCCTCTTTCTCTTACGGTGATTCGAACTGGTGCGAGTTATCAGATTGAGGATGCTGATATTGTAATCGAAGATACATATCAACCTATTAGATGGGTTATTGATAATTATTATGACCATCTGACTTCAGCACAAATTGATGCTATAGAAAAAGGATATATTGGTACTGGAACTTCTCCAAGTGATCTAATTAAATACTATCCTCATCGTCCGGTACAGAATCCTATTACTATGACTAATGCAACTAATACTGATGCTGACGTTAACGAATGGGAATATTCTCTTATTGATCTTGATGATTATGCTACTCAGAACGTTGCTGCTTACAGCGATGCTGGTGAGGTGCGTGTAGTAAGGGTTGTATGGGTGAGTATGAGGAAAGTAGGAGAAAAGAGTTGGTATGATGAAGAAGGTGAACTTCGAAAAGAACTTGTAGACGAGAACTATAAAGCTAATGAAGAACTAGGAGAGAAGATCGAATGGTTCTGGATCAATGAATGGTGGGAAGGTACTCGTATTGCAGAAGACATTTATGTGAAATGGGGTCCAAGACCTATTCAGTTCCGTAGTATGGGTAACAAATCTCAAGGTGGATCAGGTTACGTTGGAACTATATACAATACTAATACATCTCAATCTCGTTCATTGATGGATAGAATGAGACCTTATCAATACCTATATAATGTATTTATGTATCGAACAGAACTTGCCTTTGCTAAGAGTAAGGGAAAGATTTCTGTTATGGATACCTCACGTATTCCTGAAGGATGGACGATGGATAAGTGGATGTATTACGCTGAAATCGTTGGATGGGCAGTTGAAGACCCGTTCAAAGAAGGTAACAAAGGTGCAGCTCAAGGAAAACTAGCTGGTGGAATGAACCAGAACTCTAAAGTACTTGACCTCGAAATGGGTAATTATATCCAGCAACACGTAATGATGCTTGATTTTATCAAACGTGAACTTGGTGAAATTGCTGGTGTAAATGCTCAACGTCAGGGACAGGTAGAGAATCGTGAGACTGTTGGTGGTATTGAACGTGCTGTAACTCAATCTTCTCATATTACTGAGAAGTGGTTTATGATGCATGATAATACTAAGATGCGTGTTCTCACTGCTCTACTGGAAACTGCGAAGTATGCGTGGAGAAACAAGAACCACGAGAAGCTCCAGTACATTTCAGACGAGATGAGTTCTACTATCACAGAAATCGACGGTCAGATGTTTAACGAAGCTGACTACGGTATCATGATCAGTAACTCAACTAATGATGCTGAACTGGTAGGTGCTATGAAGCAATTGGCTCAAGCTGGTCTACAGAATGATAAGATTAACTTCAGTGGTCTGATGGATATTTATCTATCTGAATCAATGAGTTCTATGAGACGTAAGATTGAGAAGTATGAAGATGATACTGAAAAAGCTCAAGCACAACAGCAACAACAAGCAGTTGAACAACAACAACAAGCAGTTCAAGCTCAAATGGACGATAATCAAGCCGAAAGAGATCAGAAGTTCAAGGTTGAAGTTCTTAAATCTGAAACCGATCTAGCTGTAGCTGCGATGGGTAAAGAAGAAGGTGGTGATGAAAATGCTATACGACAACATCTTCTTGCTATCGACAAGTTGAAATTAGATGAAGATAAAGTTGCTAAAGATTACGAATTAAAGAATAAAGATTTAAAAGAAAAGGTACGTCATAATAAGCAGACTGAGATCACTGATCGAAAGAAAGCGGTACAAAAACCTGCTGTGAAGAAGCAGTAATGGCTATACCAAACATAAACTGACATCTAATAATTAGTATTAGATTATAAGTAATATTAACTTTGTGTAAACAGAAGAGACAAAAATGGCTAATGAAAAGAAGGATGAATTATTCGGTACAAGCCTTGGAGACGGTTTGATCGACATTCCAGAAACAGTAATAGCAGAAAAAGAAGAAACACCTGCTGTAAAGATCGAAAAGGAAGTTGAAAAAGAAAAGGAGAAAGAAACTCCGACAGGATTTCAACAATATGAAGACGGTACAATTGAAATAGACGAAGCTCTCCAAGCAACCATCGCTGCTGGTAATAAAAAAGCCGAAGAGGATGACGACAATATTGAAAAGACTGAAAAGCAAGGCAAGGCTCCCTCGGAAGGTGATAATTCGGGCGACTCTTCTCCTTCTTCTTCACAGTACTTAGCCTTCGCCAAGGATCGAGCCTCCGAGGGGGTATTCCTTGACTTTAATGACGAGGATTGGAAAGGGCTGCTGGATAGGAATGACGGAGATGAAGCTGCTGCACTTAGAGAACTATCAGTTATCTCTATGAGACAAATGGTAAAAGATGGTGTAGACAGTTATAAAGATTCGCTCACGGATGATGATCGAGCACTTTATGAAGCTAAAGAAAAAGGTGTTCCTGTAGACAAATATGGGAAAGCCAAACACGAGTTCGATAAATGGTCTAAGGTTAGAACCGAAGATTTGAAAGAGAATGAGAAGCTTCAGATAGATGTTATTAGTAAAGGACTTGAATTAAGAGGTTATACTAAGGAAGAAATCGTTGATCAAATTGAAGATTACAAAGCTTTAGAAAAGTTAGAATCTCAATCTGAAAAGATTCTTCCTCTTCTACCTAAGAAATTCAAGGACGAGATAACAACAATGGAAGAAGGTGCTGCTGCCGACGATGCATCAAGGAAAGATAGGATCAGACAAGGTGTTGCAAAGATGAAGCAACTTGTAGATACTACTCCTGAGATTATTCCCGGTATTAAGCTAACAAAGCCTACACGTGATAAAATCGTTAAGTCGATGACAGACCCAGTTGCAAATGATGCAGATGGTAATCCAATGAATGCTGTAACAGCAACAAGGAGTAAAAATCCAGATGCATTCAATATGATGATTCATTACTATCATCAACTTGGATTGTTTAATATCGACGAGAACGGACAGATGAAACCTGATTTTAGTAAGATTTCTAAAAGTGCAAAGAATGAAGCAGCAGATGCAATGAGAGGTATCTTTGAAAGTACTGAAAAGCAGGTATCAGGAAAGACTCAGAAACCTGCAACTAAGGAAGAAGAAGATGACGATTGGGATGCAGCTTTCAGAAGAATTAAATAAATAGTATAATAATAAATAATAATAAACCCTTTTAAAAACGGTAAAAATGAAGATTTCACCATTTCAACTTTATGAATCAGAGGACATTACGGGTCTCGTAACCAAGTCACACTTGGGTCACAGATTTGGTATTGAGCCTCAACAAGCGTCTAAAGTTGCAACAATGATTCATCAAGCGAATCTTGGTGCTACTGTAAATGCTTATCTAAACCAGTTTCCGACTAAGACGTTTGCGACTGATGATGATTTCACATGGGATATTACCACTAATGGTAAGAAAAACATCCCTCTAGCAAAAGCTCAGGTAACTGAAGGAACCGCACTTGCTGCAACAGACAGAGCTGGTTTCAACTTTTCAGAGTTTTTCCTATATTTCCACGAGGCTTATTTCACTGACGTAAACGTTATTGTAGGTGAGCGTAACGAAGTTTATCCTATTCAGGTTCTTGAAGACCCTAAGAGTGTAGGTGGACTATGGCAATATAGAGTACGCCTGTTAACAGGTGATCCTGCACTGTTTATCCCTTATGATGAACTGCTTGTTGGAAAACGTTTCAGTAAGGACTTCTCACCAGTTGAGAAAGAACTTTCTGTTAAAGGTGGTGGAGTTCACTATACGTTCCCGTATAAGATGATGAACGCCATGACTATGATTCGTATGGAAGACACAATTCCGGGTAACATGATCGAAAGACCAGTTAAGTTCTCTTGGATTGATCCGATGATGAAAAAACTCATGACTACTTGGATGGACTATCGTTCATACGAGCTAGAAATGCAATATCAAGATGAGATTAACCACATGCTTGTGTACGCAACGTCTAACAAGACTGCTGAAGGTACATACGTGCAGAAAGGTAAATCAGGTAGAGTGATCCAGATGGGTGCTGGTATTAAGCAACAAATGGAAGCTGCCAACTATAATACATATAACCAATTTGACATTAAGAAATTTACTGAGATGCTTCTTGACCTAACCGTTGGTAAGGTTGTTATGGGACAGCGTGAAGTAACTGTTCTTACTGGTGAGTGGGGAATGTATCAATTCCATGAGGCTCTTGAGTCTTATACTGCTCTCTATACTCCTGCAAGGGATAACCATCGTATCTTCAGTGGTGCTGGTAATTCAATGGGATTCAGAGGACAATTCTTAGAGTACATTGGACCAAACGGAATCAAAGTTAACATCGTTCACGATGCTCTGAAAGACGATTTCGCAAGGAACAAAGTATACTATCCCGGTAAGCAGGGTCTTGCTGAGTCATACGTGTATGACATTATGAATATGGGTACTAGTGATGGTAGACCAAATATTCAAAAAGTAGCTCTTGCCAAGTTTGGTGATATTAGAGGTTATGAAGCTGGTCTTCGTGATCCTTTCACAATTGGACAAGCAAACCGTGTAATGAGTAATCCTAAAGACGCTTGGACTGAGCATAGAGCTTATACAGGTGGAAGTATCGTTTACGATCCAACTAGGACTGCAACATACAAACCAATTATACTTTAATAACTTATAAATAGGAGAAAAACAAAATGGCTAAGAAAAGTGAAGAAGTTCTTAAAGCAGGTAATGAAGAAACTGCTGAGACACAAAAGATAGCTGCCCAACCAGTAGCGACGGAAACAGTGAAAGCATTTTCATTACCTAACACTAAAGTCCACGTGAAGCCAATCCTCCGAGCGGGGAAATGGCTTCCCGATGGACATAGTGGTTCTTTCATGTATGATCATACCGTTTTGGGACTTCAGGTTCCAGTTGATAAAAATACAGGAAGATTAAAAAACCCTCTTACAAAAGAGGAACAAGCGTACTTTGAAATAGATGCAGGTCTTGATTTGGAACAAGGTGATCTTAATCCTTATAAGAAGAAAGATAATTATTGGACAGACTTTAAAGTATCAATCAGAAAGAGTGATGATATCGTAACTGATAAAACCATCCTCATGACACTTGATCTAAGTCATCCTTTACAATATCTTCAGTATAAAGTTCTAATGACGAACACTGCTCCTGATGGAGGCATGGTTGCCCCTGATTGGACAGGCAGGTTGAATAGTGGAACATACAGGATTGCACTAGTACACGAAGGTCAGCAAAACGTTGATAAACTCAAACGTTCTGATCAGATGCAGAAAGTGTATAAGTACTTAGGTAAGATTAATAGTTCAGAAGAAGAAATGTTTGATTTCCTAACCATCTATCATCTAGAGAATGGGAACAGCAAACGTCCTTCTGAGGATTGGAACAAAGGTACTTACGTTTCAGAGATTCAAGAAATCATTGATAAAGACCTTGATGGATTTGTCAAAATTGTTGATGATGCTGTTAATTACGATTTCAAACTTCTAGTACATAGAGGTTTAAAGATTGGAGCACTAACAATGGTAGGCGGTAATAAGATTGAGACTGTAGATGGAATCCCTGTAGGAAACGGATTAAAACAAGCAGTTCAGTGGTACAAAGATGACAGACATCAAAATGAATATTTGACATTAAAGAATCAAATAGATTTAGCTAAATAATGACAGCAACAGAAATGGGATATGAGTTCGACGTTGGTTATGATAAAATAACCAACTTCGACAATCCCGGTTACGAACCAAAAGAGAAGTCAACCTTCTTGACAAAAGCTCAGGAAGAACTTGTACTTAATATACAAAAAGGCAGTTCTTATTCTGAATTTAATAAGAGAGTTCTTGACGTATTGAAAACAACTCAGGAAAGACTCGCTGCTGCGATGAGTGCTGGTCCGTATCCAAACTCATTCTGGGCAGATTTACCAGCGACATCATTTGGTATTGTCAATGAGAGAGCTACACTTACACCAAAAATTAGTCATTTTTATACTGGTCAGGTGTTTACAGATGTTCGAGTTAAACCGATAGATGATGATTATTATCATATGAATATTAAGAATCCTCATAAGAAACCTACACACGAATTGGTGTGGAGATTAGATTATGGGGAAACCGGTTCACCTTGGACAAGCAAGGTAGTATATATCATTGAATCTAACGAGGTTCTGACAAGTGTACAAATACATTATTACAGAAAACCTGCCCCTATTATAATAGGAGATGCAGCAGCTTCGGGTACTATAGATGGAGTAGTAGTAACAGCCGATGTAGATTGTGAACTAAATAAAATAACACACCGAGAAATTGTAGATAGAGCAGTTAAGTTAGCTTATGCAGCTCTACAAGATGAAAAAGGATTTCAAATTAGTTCTATGAAAGAACAAACTAAATAAAAAATTATAAAATGAAATCGACTAAAATTAATACGAACAATAAAAATGCAGACTTTAAAAGTCCAGTTGAAGCTGCTATAGTTAGAGGAAGATTTTTCAATGATCTAAAAGACGATTTCGATGAAAACTTTAGTGAAAATGGAGCAGCTACTCTTGATACAATTACTGAAAAGACTGCTGATGCAGGTGTTACTATCGAGGGTATACAATTGATAGATGATGGTATTAGTCCAACAGCTAATGTGATAGAAAAGACAGTAATAACAACATTAACTGCTGCTCAAATTGTAGGTACGTCTGCTGGTGATGTTGGACATGCAAGTGGAGCAATCCTTGTTGCATCTCCGGGATCAGACTATGTACTTGAGCTTGTCTCAACCATATTAGTTTATGATTTTCTTACTGCTGCTTATACAGGTGGTGGTGATGATAATGTTATTCAATTAGGAACAGTTACTCAAACAGCAGCTATAGCAGGTGCAGATTTACTAGAAGCATCGGGAGATAAAATTGTAATGCTTACACCTCTTGCAGCAGTTGATCTTCCTATGACAGTAGGAACTACATTGAATCTTCAAGGAACAGCTCTTACACAACCCGGAGCCGTTGAAATTTTCACTTTAGAAATGACTGTTGCTGAAGATACAGGTGGAATTTGTACACTGACTATAGATGGAGTAGCACACAGTATTCCTCTTTCAGCAGATACAGTAGGTGTTAATGCTCTTGAGATTAAAGCATATATTGATGCAAATATGACGACCCACACTGCAACAGTATTGACTGATACAGTAACAGTTACTTCTGTTGCCCTCAGTGCGGATACAAATGCTACCTTTGCACAAGGAACTTGTAATTCCTCAGCAGCTACAGTAGTAGTCACTCAAGGAGGAGTAGATGGTGCTGCTGGTGTTCTTAGAGCACATGTTACATATAGAATACATACAACTGGATTATAATACTAAAAACAAAGATTTTTTTAACTTAATATTTTAATAAAATGAAAACAATTAAAAATTCAACTCAACTATTTGTCGGTCTAGCTGACACAAACACTGCTGGTGTAGAAGGTAATGTTATTAGCGACTATGGTGACATGACTGATGGTGAAATTGTGATTACTGATCACAAGAACCTTGTACTAACAGTTTCAGGTAACTTGGTTGCAGCCGACTTCCCATCTCAGGAATTTAAGTTTATCGCAAGAAGCGGTACTCAGTTGGTGCATTCACCCCTGATTGGTAAGGAAGACATTGTATCTTACACCCTAGGTGTTCAATCTGCTGAAGTTCAGCAAGTTAACTATGTAGGGTCGAATGGTGCAACTGGTTCTCTTGGAGCTATTGTAAGTAACCTTCACACAATTAGACTGTATATTCAGGAATGGACAATTGGTGGATTCATGCAACAAAAGATTAAAGAAGGATTTTACAAATCTGCTGCAAGTACTAGTCAGTCTGCTATTGCTCTTGGACTTGTAAACAGCCTAGTTGCTAATTACAGCCGTGAGCCTGAGCAAGACTTGCTGTTCGAAAGAGTTAATGATGGAACACCTACCGCAGTTCCTACCAGTGCAGACAATTTTACTTTCACAAAAGGAAGTAAGTATTTTACTGCAACTGATATTGACGATGCAACTGGTACTGCTGCTCTTGTAGTAGGAGACCTGCTTGTTCTTGGTACTGCTGTTACTGATTCTGTATATAAGATCACAGCTATCGACACTGCAACTGACATTGGTACTCTTGACAGAGCCTATGTTGGAACTACACAAGTTCTTGCTGATACAGCAATGAAAGTGATTGTAGTTGCTGCCGAAGGAAACTACGGTATCAAGATTACAGGTGTTGATAGAGGATTCGTTGCTGGTTATAGGAATGCAGAACCTATTGCTTTCAAGACTACTCTTGATTTCGGTGATAGTTCTGCTACTACAGTTGTTGAAACAACTGCTGCTTATCCCGGTATTGGAACTGCTCAACAACTTGCAAAACTTGAGAAAGAACTGCAAGCTGACGAGAACGTATATCGTTTATTCGTAGAAGGTGGTGTAGTAGATAGAGCACAAATGAGTGCTGCTGTTCTTGCTGGAACACTCTCTGACGTAATTACAATTAATTACACAAAAGAGATTGAAACTGGATTAGGGGCTATTGTTAAGTCTCCTGCCACAATAATGCTTGCATCTGTAAAAGAATCAGCAAATACTCTGTTTGAGGATGCTGACTCAGGTTTAGTTGTAGGTCTTGATAAGTTGATCGTAACAAACTGGGCACATCCCGGTGCTGCGACTCTTCAAGGATCAATGACATAATAATATATCTCAACAATAAGGGAGTACGGGACATCCCCGTATTCCCTTTTTTTCTATTTCTCTAATTTAACTTAAAGTGGATAATCTTGAAAAATTAAGAGAGTTAACAAAAAATCTTCCTCCTGTTCCTAAACTAGAAGATTTTAAGAGTGAGCAGGAGAAAAGTACTGAATATATGCTAGAAGTAGGAACTTGTATATCTTACAATCTACTAAGCAGGTCAGAGGCTTCTGTAGCTCTTACATTTATCTCATCAGGTGGTAAGTTTCCAGAGCACCAGCATAGTGAGAAAGAGTTTGCTGTAATCATTTCAGGTTCTATGATAGTATATAAAGGAGATAAAAAAGAAACACTTGGAGTAGGTGGATGTATGGTATTCAATGAAGGTCAATCACACAGGGTAAGAGCCTTAGAGGACGTATGGTTGATAGCTGTAACAGTTCCTCAATCAAAAGATTTTCCAAATTCTAAAAATATGTTGTAATGCCAGAAACTCCTCAACTACCTAATGGATGGAACTCATGGGGAAACCACGTGTTAAAGGCACTGGAATCAAATGAGACTGACCATAAGGATTTAAACATTATAATGAATAAGCTGGTAATAGACATGGCAGTGTTAAAGACTCGAATGACTATAAGAGCAGGATTTACAGGAGCACTCTCTGGGGTGGTATCTGGAATAATGATTGGAATAGTAGTATGGTTAATAACGAAATCAAATGTATAATCATAAACTAGGCAAGAGGTCTAAGAAACAATTTGATACTTTACATCCTGACTTACAGACAATTGTAAGCTGGGGTTTGAAGTATTGTGCTGTAGACATGACTCTTGTAGAAGGACATAGACCTTTCAAAATGGACGATGGGTTATAATTAATAAAAAACAAGTTATTACCAATGTAGATGGACATCGTGTTAAAGGAAAACATAATTATTCTCCATCTATTGCTGTAGATATATGTGCGTATGTTCCGGGTAAAAAACAACTTACTTGGGATATTAAACATCTTACTTATATTGCAGCAAGTCT